GCCATGTAGTATGCATTGCTGGGGAATCCGGCACAGGGAAAACAACGTCCATGAGGAAGCTTGCCCCAGAGACGACTTTATATATTGACTGCGATAAGAAAGGATTGTCCTGGAAAGGATGGAAGGCTGACTTCAATGGTGCAAACAAAAATTATCTTGTCACGGATTTCCCGCAGGTTGCACTCAATGCGCTCCGGAAAGTCAATGAGCAGGAAAATATGAAACACATCAAGGTTGTGGTAGTGGATACCATTAACGGCCTGATGGTTGCAGATGAGATGCGGAGGGCTAAGGAAAAGGGGTACGACAAATGGCAGGATCTTGCCCAGAGCATTTATGACCTGATCGATTATTCGTTGACGATGAGGGATGATGTAACAATTGTGTTTGTGGCACATACCCAGACGGATCATGACGAGAATGGGTATATGTTCACTCGGATCAAAACATCTGGCAGGAAGCTGGACAAGATTACGCTGGAGAGTAAGTTCTCTACGGTGCTTCTGAGCAAATGCGTGGACGGTAGATATGTTTTTGAAACACAGGCAAATTTGTCCACGGCAAAGAGCCCTATGGGAGCTTTTGCGGACAGGGAGATCGACAATGATATTACCGCGGTGATTGAAGCACTGCAGGAATTTTAAAGGAGAAGTAAGACGATGAAAAAATGGAATGGTTATGAAGATACACAGGCTTATTCTGATAACGAGAAACTGCCGACAGGTGGGTATGTTTTAAAGATTCAGAACGTGCGTCTGGACGAAGGGAAGAACGGGAACAGCGATGTGCTGGTAATCGCATTTGATATCGCAGAAGGTGAACAGGCAGGATTTTATAAGCGTAATTATGATGCACAGACGCAAGAAGATAAGAAATGGAAAGGTGTCTACCGGCTGTATTGTCCAAAGGATGATGGTTCCGATCAGGATAACTGGACGAAGCGTCGGTTTAAGACGGTCATGGAGGCATTTGAAACTTCTAACGAGGGATATCATTGGAACTGGAACGAGAAAACCCTGAAAGGAAAGATCATCGGCGGACTGTTCAACAACAAAGAATATGATTTTGAGGGGCGGCATGGGTTCTTTACAAGCTGCCACAGCCTGATGGATGCGCAGCGGATTCGTGACGGGAAGTTCACGATCCCGAAAGATACGCTTTTGAAGACTGGAAGGAATACATATCCGACAGGGGCAACGCAGGGCGCTGATGGATTCATGAACATTCCGGACGAAATTGACGAGGAACTTCCGTTTTGAATGGGAGGCTGCCATGAACCATTTTGAAGTCGAAAACTGCTTGCGCTCTATGGAAGTATTGGTAGATACCAGAGAGCAAGATACGGAAAGGGCGAGGGAGCGGTACAACCGCTTCCCCTGCGAGTATGTCAGACAGGCACTGTCTTATGGGGACTATGCTTATAATTTTGTTCTGCCGGATGGAAGCAGTTTTTTGGAATATTCTCCGCATGAGGTGGCGGCACCGATCGCCGTGGAACGGAAGATGAATCTGGATGAGCTGGCAGGGTGCTTTACCCGGTCGCGGAAACGCTTTGAGGCAGAGTTCGCTAGGGCAAAAGAAAACGGGGCGAGGATATTCCTGCTAGTGGAAAACGCCACATGGGAGAAGCTTCTGGCAGGGAAGTACAGGAGCATGTACAATCCAGCTGCATTCCTGGCATCAATCCTTGCATGGCAGAATCGTTATGATTTCCAGCTGATTATGTGCAAGGAAGAAACGTCTGCAACGCTGATCTATGAAATTCTAAAGCGTGACTTGAAAGAACGTCTGGAACGCGGGGAATTTGATTGGGCTGCGGAGGACGCGGTATGACAAGCGAAGAGATTAAAGGATCAGTTTTCATGCGGGATGTGCTTCAGCGTTGCGGGCTGCCGGTGCCAAACCGGGCAGGGTTCATCCAGTGCCCTTTTCACAAAGGGGACCGTACGCCGTCAATGAAGATTTACCAGAAAGATTACTATTGCTTTGCGTGTGGTGCAAACGGTGATGTGTTTACCTTCCTGCAGGAATATGAGGATATCTCGTTTCGGGAAGCGTTTCTGGAACTGGGCGGGGAGTACCCGAACCGGGAGAATGAATGTTGGTTTACCCGCCAGCGCCGGCGATATGAACTTCAAAAGCGGCGGGAGAAAGCGGCGAGAAAGGTTCGTAAGGAAGAGGAAGAGAAGGAGGCACTGCGTCAGGAAACAAAGCTCTTGTGGATATGTGTGCGCCTGTTTGAACCGCTTTCGGATGCATGGTGTGAATGTTACAACAGGTTTCAACTGGCAGAATACCGACTGGAATATTTAAACGAAAAGAGGTGATGGGTAGATGCAGAACATTGCTTCTATGACCGCAGCGGATGTCATTTCGGATACGGTGCTGGATGAAGTATTTTCGGAAGAGGATGAAATCCAGAAAGCAAAGCTGCTCCTGACTTTGGAGGACAGGGCAGTTGAGCTTGGCGTAAAACCAAAGTTTCGGGCGATGGTGGCGGCCTATAAGCGCATGGAGAAGCAGATGCGTGCGGCATCAAGGAACAGCGTGGCAACATCGCTTGATAACTGGACAAATTTTGATGGTCCATACGACCGGATGTACTGTGGGGCGTGGATCGCACGGGAAGACGGTGTGTGGGTACAGAATACCGGGACGATAGATGTGCAGGCATGCTATCACCCGATCCTCCCGATAGAGAGATTAAAAAACCTTGAAACGGGAGAAGAGCAGATCAAGCTGGCATATAAGCGAAATGGCCAGTGGGATGAAATTATCGTTCCCAAAACGATGGTAACATCGGCAAATAAGATCGTTGCGCTGTCAGGAAGAGGGGTTGCGGTGACGAGTGAAAATGCAAAGCTTCTGGTGCGTTATCTGGCTGATGTGGAGAACATGAACGAAAAATACATTTCTGTGCAATACTCCAGTTCAAAACTTGGATGGGTTAAAAAGGATTTCCTGCCATATGACACAGGTATTATTTTTGATGGAGACAGCCGTTTTAAACAGGTTTTTGAATCTATCCAGTCAAAAGGTAGCGATGAAGCGTGGTACCGTCATGTATCAGAGCTGCGCAGGTCCGGTAGGATTGAGGTAAAGATGATGTTGGCAGCATCTTTTGCAAGTGTGCTGATATCGCCGCTGGGAAGCCTGCCTTTTATTGTGGATCTTTGGGGAGAAACGGAAGGTGGCAAAACGGTAACACTGATGTTGGCAGCGTCGGTCTGGGCGGATCCGGACGAAAGTAATTATATAGGGGACTTCAAGACAACGGATGTGGCGCTGGAAGCCCGTGCAGACTTACTGAACAGTCTACCGATGATTTTGGATGATACGAGCAAGGTGTCGGCGCGGATACGTGACAACTTTGAAGGGATTGTGTATGACTTGTGCTCTGGAAAAGGAAAATCAAGATCCAACAAAGAACTAGGAATGAACCGGGAAAATAAATGGCGGAATGCAATCCTCACAAATGGGGAACGC